ATCAAGGTGTTTATGTGACTGATGTTTTCCCGTTAGATCACACATCAAAATATTTGAACTATCTACCAGTGTATAATAAAACCCGTTTGGTAAGCTTTTAGTCACAAAGGCAATTTCGTCATCACGAGTTAAATAGCGCCTATTTACTTTTATTTTCACAACCCACGCTCCCTGATTCGCTTCTTTACCCATTTAAACAGCCTCAAAATTTCGTCGTAAAGCTTTTCGTCTTCTGCGTTGTGAACGGCATCAATGACGGCGTTTTCTTCCTCCTGCGTCCACGGCACATCTCGAAGCTTGGCTTTTAGGTCGTCGTGTCCCATTAAATAAGCAAAATAAAAAATATCGTTTTGCTCAGGGTTTTTGCATAGTTTGTTTGCATACTCTGACGCTCTTTTCTTCGCTTCTTCTCTTGTCACTTCCCACCATCTTTCAAATGCTTCAGGGTTTCTCTAGCTCTTTTACCTGTAAAATATCCAAGGCTTTCATGTTCCCAAACATCGGTTTGAAAGTTGCCGCCTTGTGCGTAAAAGCCTAAAACCTCCACCAGCTTCTCAATGACCTTCTGCTGGTCGTGCCATGCGGCTAGGTAGCCTTCCTTAAAAGTTTCTGCATGTTGAGCTTCTTCGGTGTCACAACGGATTGAAAAACGCTCTTCTACCAACTCTTCCGCTCGTTTTTGTGCTTGAGATTCTGAAGTCATTTTTTGTAGTCCTCTGGGAAATTTAACGTTGCAAACTCACCCTTTAATTTGACCGCCGCCGCATCAAATGCTTTGGCCGCTTCTTTGGCTGTTTTAAAAAATCCCAAATACCTCAATTCATTATTGTGTGAAATTTGCGCCGAATAACCAGCCAGTCCGTTTGTTTTGCTAAAAACACCCCTATAGCCGTTTTTGTTTGTTGTTTTATATTTTCGGTTGCTTGCGTTTTGTGATGAGCTTGCTAATCTTAAATTTGAAAGCCTGTTATCTAAGCCATTACCATTTATGTGATCTACGCTTTTTACTGAATACATAAATAAAAGTCTGTGCATTAAAATATTTCGTGGTTTACCCAAAAAATAGGTGCGTGTTTTAGCATAAAACGTGTAGTTCTTTTTTTGAATATGCCACTTGAATCTTGATAAAAATCCATACGTTTCATCGTCAACCAAGGCTTCGTGTGTTTCACTAACTTTTATTGTTTTCATTTTTCACACCATTGACTCAACAATTCCTCAATGCGTCCCTCGTTCCAAGCTTCGAGGACTTGCTTTCTAACGTCATAAGTAGCGTTCTCACGCCCACGGTGAAACTCTTTATGGTCAAGTAGTTTTTCAGCATCTACCGTTAACCTGCTCACATCAAACCGACGGCGTGTAGGCTCCTCATCAACCACTTGGAGGCGGTTAATGAGCACATAGCCTTTTTCTTCGCTGTAGGTCATTATTTCTTGCTCGTGTTGCCTGTTGACGTAGGCTGCTATCAAATTTCCAGCGTTGTCCATATAGGTTATCTTCTCGCCACTCTCTAACTTGCGTCTAGGCTTCATTGTAAATCCTCCCACGTCACAAAACCTTGATATACAAACAAAATGTAATACTTAGACGCCATAAACCACCGCCTGAAAGTATTTTGCCCCAACTCCCACACTTACTCGCTCGTAATAGTGAGGCATTTCTGGATCGGGCTGTACGAGCCAAAAGATTTTACCGTAATCAAGTGCAATTCTTTTGGCTTCGTACAGTTCCCCTAGCTGATACCCCTCTAAACCGTGATCGCCTCGGGGTTCTTTAATACATCGCAGTTTAAACGTGTTCATTCTTACTTTTTCAATTCGATTTGCGTTTTCCATTTTAGGTTCCTTTCGGTTTTTGGTTAGTAGGCTCTTTCAAACTGTTCTTCAAAGCGGTGAGGTGGCATGGTAAAATATTCATCCCCATCTTTTTCCACCACAACCCATCCCTTAAAAGCTTTCATCATTTCGCCCATCATGTTTTCGACTTCCAAGTAGTGCTCTAAGCGCTCTGGGTGGATCTTCACTTCACACTTTCCGCCGTTATCTTTGATACGCTTAACGATTTCGATTGAACCGTCGTGCGTTCCGTCAAAAATAAAAGCCTCTACGGTTATTGGTTTTCTTCGGTATTTTGCCATTTGCTTACTCCTTTTATTTTTTATTGTCCACTCGTTTATTTATCTTGTCGGGGCTCACCCACATGACCGCTTCTCCGCATTTGTCGCAAAAGAGTCCGTCGGTGCTTACCGCTTTTACAGGTAAAACTTTTCGCCAATATTTGCTTTTGGTACACGTGTACGAATAACAATACGCTTCCGGCTTTTTTGGCTTGGCTTTATTTTTTCCTTTGGGCTTTGGCTTTTCGTTAGCCGATAGGCTCTCGAACAAGTCTTCAAAACCGTCCGGAAGAAGTTTAGTTGGCATGGTGTTACTTCTTTCTTGAGGAAAGCTTCTAACCGTTTTCCATGATAGTCAATGTTTTTAATTTGTTTTTATCTAATCGCCCAAAATGTAATCGAGTTGTTTCTTTTTAGACTTAAAAACGCGTTTTCCAGTTCCTCGTTTGCCAAGGCCAAGTCTCACGAGGTTGTGTTGAACGGTAGGAACGCTTACGCCGAATTGCTTGGCTACAACGGTCATGTAGGTGTACCGCTTCAGCGTCTCTTCGTATAGCTCCCGCATAAAGAGGTACTCGATCTCGTCTATACCATCGCCTTCTAAGATAATCTCTTCGCCAAAGTTTGGGCCTATAGACATTTTGATGCGGATCTTCTCTTTTTCCGCCTCTTTAGCCATTGCCGGGGGGAATATTTTGTTTGGGTCGTACTCGGGCTCTTCCCCTTCCGCCAACGCTTTCATGTCAAACGGGATGATGTTTCCGTCGTCGTCTTTTTTGGGGCGTTTTTTCAGTTTGTCGGTGACTTTGAAATAAGGCACTTTGGTTAGCTGATCCTTTTTCCGAAACTGTTGTACCTCGGACGCGGATTAGACGCTAAAACGTGGCTTACCGGAAGCGGTTTCTTTTGCGCTTCTAGGAATAAGGCGTCTAAGTCTTTTCCGACGAGCCCTTCCACCAAAAAGTTTTTGTCAAACTGAACGTGAAAATGCCAGCCGTATCCACTGTTTTTGTGTAAAATGACGTTTCTCATGCCGGTGCTTGTACTTATAGCCCCAAAGTGGCCGTAGCTTTCTGTCACGTACTTCATTAGTTTTGCCCTTCCACTGGGCGAAAAAACCACCGACCGTAAGTCAAACGCGCGTCCCTCTCTGTGGCTTGACGAAACGCGTTTAAGTTTTGTGTCTTCGGCTTGAGTCGAGACGCTGCACGTAACGATTGCCGGAGTTTTTACGGCTTCCGTACTAATCTCGCGCTCGATGTAACTGATGATGTCGCTCAAAATGCAGGCCACCGTTACGTCCATGAATTGCGCTCTAAAAAACGTCTTATCGTCTGCAAAATTTTGGCGCCTAAGCTCGGTGATTGTTCCGATTTGGTCGAGCGTTTTTTTGGGGAAAGGAAGCGAACCTGCTCTGAGTATGGGCGTATTGGGTGCGCTGGTCGTGTTGGGCGTGTTGAGGGTGTTTGGCGCCCGGGGGGCGGCTTGCTGGGGTGCGGCGTTACTTTCGGAAGCAGGCACCATCGTTTTTACTTTGACTCCGCCGTCCAAGGTTTTAGTGAGGATCTCACTTGCCTTGGCTTTTTGCTCCATGCGCTTAAATTTGTTTCTACCGGCGTTCACTCCGTTGTTGGCCATTGTATTCTCCCTTGGTTGTTAAACTTTTTATATCACTTCATGTTTGGCGTCGTTTGGCCTTAGCTGTTTGTATGCTTTGATGCCGTATAACGCAATTAAAGCGGCTTCAGCGCGTCCATGCTGCTTTAGGCTGCGGAAGGCTTCTTTGTGGCCAAACTTCTCAATGGCAAGGGCTAGGCTTAGTTTCTTAGACCAGTTAAGCCCAAAATGCGCCTTCCAGACGGTTGGTGATATGCGGATTGTTTTTGAGGTCGGATATAAACAGGCCGCGGCCCCAATGGCCACGCCAAAACTGTGCCCGAAACTAAACACGCTTGCGACCCCCTGGGCCGGGCGGGAAGCCACCTCTTCGATTACCACCGCCCCAACGCCTTTTCCGCCTAACCTTATGCATTCGTCGTGCATAGATTTGATCATCTGCACCAAGCTTTCAGCATCGACTTCTCTTTTAACCCACGCACTAGAGTTGTTTTTGGCCATGTAAGGCATGTCGTAAATGGCGTCTAGTCTTTCGGCTTCAAGGTCCACGCACGCGACGGCTCCGGTGAGTCCGGGGTCAATGCCTATGATTTTAACGCTGTGTTTGTTTTTGGGGGCGGCGGCAGTCATAGCGTGAAGTCCCATCCTTTTTCGATATTGGCAAAATCAACGCCGCGAGTTTTTGCTTTGAGGCGATAGACCTTGTTGATTTGTCTGAGTTGGTATTTGTCAAAAAGCATTTTTCTGTTGGAAGGATCGGCCATGGGCTCGGATACGGCGGCATAGATGTACCAGTTCAAGTTAAACCACTCCGGCCCTGATGCCCCGGCTCCCGCCCATGTCGCGTTCCAAAGCAGCCCGTATTTCTTTAAGGTTTCGGCGAATCGTCTAAGCTCGTCAAAAGTAAGAAGCCCTCTATAGGCCTTCTTTGCCCCTTCTAGGAGGTTTGAAAGGGCAATATAGTCTTTGGCCCCTTCCGGGCCGAAGTTCTCAAGGTGGAGGCGAGAAAGGCGTTCTGAAAGCCTATCTGCCATGTTCATGCGGTCGCTTTTGCCGTTTGCTCCACCACGCCAAGCGTTTGAAAAGCTGTTATTGACGAGATCCTCATCGCGTTCTTCGTTGAAGGTTTCTCCAAGCGACCTCATCGTCTCCGTCACCGCTTCTTCGAGTTCTTTACGACGAAGGTGGACGGAGAGGCGCTTCTCAAAGTCCATGAGTACCGACTCGCCCCAAAAGTGCCTACGCTCGATATGCTGGGAGTCGGAAGTGGTGACGTCTGGCCTTAAGTTATACTGGAGGAAGTCGGTTTCTAAGACGTTTTGGTAGCGGGGGGCTAAGTTGCAGTCTTTCCAATTGCAGTCGGAGACTAAAGCTTCCTCAAGTTCGTGGATCTCTTCTTCCACCTCTTTAGTCATTACGGGCTCGATGACTCTTTTAAACTTTTCAAGCCCAAGCACATGCCCAATCCCCAACGGTTCTCTTTCGTCGCCAACGGTAAGTCTCATGTCGCCAACGGGAACGGAAAACATGTGGTTCTTAGGTTGCCGCTTGGGCGGAGTGCGGTTTGAGGAGTTGTGACTGTCGGCCATTGTAGGATTAGTTTGTTGGGACTGGGTTAACAATGTCAAGGCAGATTAATAAATGAACGGGGGGCGGGGGCCGCAGGTGGGTGGAAGCCGCAAACGGGGGCCACGGGCGAGAATGTCTATGGCGGAAGTGGGTTTGTCTATATCTGTCTATAGCCAACTTTTTTGAGGAGTGGAGGCGTTTTCACCAAGAAAAACAATGTGTTAGAGAGTTTTGTCTATACCATCTATATCATCTATGGCAAAGTCTCCTACTTGGGGGAATATGGGGGTATCTTATAAATATAATAATTAATATTAATTATTATAATTATTATAATTATTTTTTACCTAGTACTACTGATTACTACTACTAATAGATATAGATAAGGTAGATAGTATAGATAAATAGGGGTTAAGTAGTTGAAAGTAAAGGGGTATTGGAATTTATGACAGAAAGCGTTAGAGATATAGACAAGAGGTAGATAGATATAGACAAGCAGTGCGTCATAACTGAAAGCGTAAAGCATAATAGCCCGTGGTGAAATAGGCGTGTAAAATAAAATAATCGTGGCAGACCTAATTGATTAGTGGGGTGTAGAAGTTTAGAGCGAGATCGGGGGTAAGGTCGGAAGCAGGACTGGGGGATTAGGTCGGAAGCAGGTGTAGGGTGGAGGGTCGGAAGCAGAATTTATGCCCTGTGGTTTTTAAGCCACGCCCCGACTAAGAAATCCGCGTGGCCGACCTAATTTCTTAGGGCGGTTTTTAGTACCCGACAAAAATGGTTTGATCGGATTTAAAACCGATTGAATTAATACGGTATCGGTCAAAATTTAAGAAGGCTTAAAAGTTTAAGGATTAGAACGGTTTTAAAGGGTGTAAAGACTAGGCCCCAAGTGGTCACACACCTAGGGCCTAGCTTGTTATGCTGAACATTCTAGGGCACACCCTAGCGCTAGCCTACAAATAACACTTTTTTGTCGGCGCTCAAAGTAGGAAGCATGAGAATGCCGTAGCCCTTATGGCCTAACTCAATTACGTGGACCCTTACTATTTCGGGGCGCGCAATGTCGGGCATGAATCGTAAAGCGTAATCTTGAGCCCCTGAGGGTGTCTCAAATATTTTCGGCCTGTTAACTTGAAACCTGGATATTTTAACCGTGATCATGACTCCGCTCCCCCCGTTGGCAATATGTCTTGTTCTTGTGACCGCTTTAAGGCGAAACGCGCGCCTAGGTCATTCACGACTACCCATTTACCGTTAGCGCCTAGTTTTTCGGCCGTGTAGTTATTGCCGTAAAGGTTAAAACGTAGACCCTCGACTAGCTTGGGCGCTATCTTTGGAGAGTATGGGCGGTATGTCCTGATTTTACTTTCACGGTTAGTATAATTGTCCACAAGCTTGACCAACTCCCACCACTTGGCCGGAATGTTACCGTTAAAATACGCCATCAAGAAAGTGGTCATGTCTTGATCCTCCTCGAGATAAACGTTGTCGCCGTACTGATAACTGTATCCGGTTATATTGTCCGCTATCCCTAACTTGATTAATAGGCTACGCGGTACCTTATACCACCCATGTCCCGGGTCACTGTATTTTACTATTCTCATGGTGTTATGTCTCCTAAAGCGGCCTAATTGCCACCACAAGGCCCATAGATGCGCGACCTATGAGCCCTAGTTAGCTACTAGGCGCAGGCCTTGGCCCGGATAAGGGCCACCACTTCGTCAAACTCGTCTACGCTTAAAACGTGAAGCTTTCCACCCAATGGCGCACTATTGTCTACGACATACCTACCGGCCATGCCTTCGACCCTAACGCTTTCTCCGGTTTCCGGGTCTATACGCTCGTCTCGTGGGTATATAACGGAGTGGCGATCTTCCCAGCTATCCGGTCTACCTATTTCTGAGAGTATCTTTCCGGCCAATTCTTCTAGTCCGCTGCATATATCCCATGGGTAGGTTGGCCATTCTTGGATGTATTCTGTTTTTTCGGTGTAATCGTTAGCGTCTCCGCTTTCTCCAAATTTTACTCGTGTCTCCCATAGTTGGAGAAAATACATTTTATTTGTCATGGTGTTATGTCTCCTAAAGCGGCCTAATTGCCGCAATGAGCCCCACAAGCGGTTAAACTCGTGGGGCCTATGCGGTAACTAGGCGATCGCTTGTAGGGTATTCTCGGGCAGTTTTGCGCCGGGTTGTAGATCGCGCATGAATCGACAAGCTTTCTCAGCAGCAGCGGCCGCCTTGGGTATCTGCCTAACGTCACTTGCTAGTTTTTTGAGCCATCCTTTTATGTATGGCGCGTGGCTTGCGGTATATTCTAGTCCATGGTCAGCGCATAGGAAAGCGGCTGACAATTCGGCCACTAGTTCTTCGTAAGCATATTTTCCACTACCGAATACGTTTTTTTGGTCACGGTTAAGTCTAGTTTCGTGCCCGGTCCAGTGCCCTAGCTCATGAAACAGTGTAGAATAGTAGCCTTCGCGTGTTTTAAATGTCTCGAAGGGCGGAAGTATAACCTTGTCCAACATAGGAGAGTATGCGGCCATGTCCCTACGCTCAAAAGTAACGGCCGCGCCGGTATTTCTTGCGAAGGTTTCCGCATTCTCTAGTTTTTGGTCAAGTGTGAGAATAGGTGCCAGCGGGTCAGCACTATTTTCTAAAGCGATCAAGCTTTCTGCGCCCTCACATTGTGACAGATTGAAGGCGCTATAATGCGTTGAAAAGTAAATTGTGTCTGGATCATTGGGCGTGCTTTCGTTCTCTTTTTCGTAAGTTTTAAAAAACACAACGGGACAGGACTTTTCGCCTTTCCTTACTTGTAGGCCCAACTCGCTTGCTTGCTTATAAGTTAACCAACGGTTGGACGCGTATCCTTTTTCCCATGCCACAAGGGATAAAAGAAAACGGTTTATGCCGCTATATGGCTTTTGTGTTTTAAAGGATCTTGGCGAGCCCTTGGCCGCTTGCGCCACCCATGGCTTGGTCCATGAATTTTCGTCTACGCTTTCCAATGACTGGATAATCTTTTCAGTTACTAGTTGATATGTTTTAGACATTTTATAGGTTTCCTTCGTTTTAATCGTTTTAGTTTATTAATCCGCTTTTACTTTAATGTATTCTCTTGTGTTGATGTTTTTAAACAGGTCTAGGCCGTTCTCCGTGCCCATATACATATATAGTCCGTGAAAATTTGAATCTCTATCGTCAATGCTTAAATGTCCGTTTTTTATAGCTTGTTCGAATGCATCGAATGGATTTTTAAATTGTATTGAAATTTGGTTGTTCATTTTATGGTTTCCTTCGTTTTAATGGTTATAGTTTATTAATCCGCTTTTACACAATAGCTATATAGACCGAATACTAGCGCCATTAAAGTGCTACCATTGATCGCAATAGTTGAAAATGTAATTACGGGAGATGTTTGACTGATTAGTAATGAAAGCATTTTATCGGTTTCCTTCGTTTTAATTGGTTTTTTCTTTTACTTGAGGCAAAATATACGCATGTCTAATACACTGTCAACTAAAAAACTGAATCTGGACCTTGTGGAGAAATCGCGAAAAGTTATACGCGCCATGTCAAGTAATAATCGACTAAAAGCGTCATGTATTAATTTTGGCATAAGCATTGACGTTTTTCATGCCGTAGTGCGTCAAGTTCCTGAACTATCTAACGACTATGAGGCGGCAAGACTAATGCTAGCCGATACCCTCGCCGACGAGATACTGGACATCGCTGATAATGAAGAGGATGTCGGTCGAGCTAAAAACATGATCGATGCCCGGAAGTGGTACGCTGCTGCCCTTCGTCCAACTCGCTACGGTAATAAGCTTGATGTCACGGTCCAACATAATGTCGATATCCGTAACACTTTAGAACAAGCAAGGCAACGGTTAAATATCATTCAGGTTGAGTCTACTGCATCCGACCCTATAGCCTTGCCAGATACTAACGAACTGGATGAGCTACTAGGTGAATAAGTAAAGATATCAATATGTTATGTATTGGGTAGCATTCTAGGGAATGGGTAGAATTAGTGGGAATAGTTGAGCAAAATATTTTTATCGGGTATTAATCATCAATGAAAATCATAGGTTAGAAATAGACCGGGGTGGAGGCCGGGTGGGGCCAAAATTTTCTCTGGCGGGTCCTCCGCCACGGTACGTTTACAGCCGCGCTATTGCATTTTTTTAAAATTTTTTTATATATTTTATAATTAATTAACTCAATGCGTCACACCTGCTTCCGACCTAATTCCCTTTACCTGCTTCCAACCTAATTCCCTAATTCCCTTTACCTGCTTCCGACCCAATTCCCTAATTCCCTTTACCTGCTTCCGACCTAATTCCTTTTACCTGCTCCCGACCTTTACAACGCCCGTGTTGACCAAATTAAAAGATTATTAGAGAATCTTAACCTGTGTCCCAAAAGACAATACAAAGCCCCTACTCGCCGCAAGACGACCAAAGACTCATGTCGGATCTTTGGGCGCCCGAGATAGCAGACAATCCGTACAACTACGTTATGTACGCCTTTCCGTGGGGGAGAAAGAATACACCCCTTGAGAAGTTTACGGGGCCTCGCGCGTGGCAAAAGAAGGTTTTGCTTCGTATGGCCAAGGTCATTGAGGAGAACAAAGGGGCGGATATGGTCGGGGTGCCGCCCAAACTATTCCAACTAGCCGTAGCTAGCGGACGGGGGATCGGAAAATCCTCGCTCGTAGGATGGCTCATTTTGTGGTTTATGACCACACGTCTTGGCGGAAGTGTCATTGTAACGGCCAACACGGAAGATCAGTTAAAATCTAGGACGTGGGCCGAGCTTGGAAAGTGGCACACGCTTGCGATTAACAGCCATTGGTTTGATAAAACAGCCCTGTCTTTACGCCCGGCGCCGTGGTTTGAAAAGGCTCTAAAAGAGCAGCTTCAAATCGACACGGGCTACTACTATGCGCTCGCCCAGCTTTGGAGCGAAGAGAACCCGGAAGCATTTGCCGGAGTCCACAACCACGCCGGAGTGCTACTCATATTCGACGAGGCGTCGGGTATTCCTAAACCGATCTGGACGGTTTCCGAGGGGTTTTTCACTGAGCCGGTGGTGGATAGGTATTGGCTGGCGTTTTCTAACCCCAGACGAAACACTGGGTCTTTCTTCGAGTGCTTTCACGGGCAAAGGGATTACTGGGAGCGCATGAGCATTGACTCTCGCTCGGTCGAGGGGACAGACAAGGCGGTGCTAAATCAAATCATCTCTAAATACGGAGAGGATTCCGACGAGGCAAGAAAAGAAGTTAAAGGCGAATTCCCAAGGCAAGGCGACAATCAATTTATATCTAGGGAAAGTGTAGACATGGCGAAATTACGCGAGATCGAACGCGACGACCATGCCGCCCTCATCATGGGGGTGGACCCCGCGCGGTATGGAGATGACTCGACCGTGATACGCTTTAGGCAGGGAAGAGACGCACGAAGCATTCCGCCGGTGGTGTTAAAGAACAAAGGCAACATGGAAGTGGCCAACATTTGCGCAGGTCTGATTGAAAAATTTAACCCGGACGCCGTATGTATCGACGCTGGGAATGGAACGGGCATTATTGACCGGCTTAAAGAGCGAGGGTTTAAAGTGCACGAGGTGTGGTTTGGCTCGAAGCCGAACGACGAAGAATGGGGCAACTTTAGAACCGAACTGTGGGCGAGGATGCGCGATTGGCTAAACGGTGGGTGCATTGACTCAAACACCGATTTAGGCGACGATTTGTGTGGGCCAGAGTATCGGTTTCAAGGCCATGGCGACAAAATCATACTAGAACCGAAGGAAGAAATGAAAAAGCGGGGGCTTCCAAGCCCCGACCACGGTGACGCGCTTGCTTGTACTTTTGCCGTCAAAGTGGCAAGAAAAGACACTAGGGCGTCGAGGCACACATCCCGCCAAGTAAAAGTGGCGTTAGGGATGAATGAACGGGTTTTTTAGGGGGCTTTCATGTCAGACAATCCAGTTAAAAAAATCACAGACAATCCGGTTGGGGCGGCAGTAGGCGGGGCCATGGGCTTTGGAAGCGGTGCTCTCGCCACAGTTGGCGGTGCGGCTATTGGGGCGGCTACGGGGCTTGGAAAAAAGCTCGGCAAACGTCCTGCCGGGCCAAACCTAACCGGCGTGGAGGAAGCTCCAAATCCGCAGAACTCGCAAGAGGCGATGGACGCAGCGTCCGCCGGGCAGAGACTTAGGGCGCGAGGAATGCTATCCAACATGCTAAGTGGCGGCGGAAGAAGCGGAACGCGGTTCTCGGCTGGGGTACCTGAGCTTAAAACGGCTCGCAGAACACTCATGGGGAGCTAATGGAAAATCTATCTAATCCGTCGGTGATGGATGAAGCGCATAACATTTTGCGCGACTTTGAGCTTTTGGCAGGCCAGAGGGCAGGAAACTGGGAAAGCCACTGGACTGAGATCGCCGAACGGGTAGCGCCACAAGACAAGCGTTTATTTTTGGCGATGAACGCCCCCCTATCTCAAGGCGAAAAAAGAAACGAAGAAGTCTTTGATGCGACTGCCATGTCAGCACTAGACAAGTTTGGGGCTATCTTAGATTCCCTACTCACGCCCAAAAACGTGAAATGGCATGGGCTGACGGCGACAGACAGATCCATCATGCGAGATCGTCAGGCCAGACTTTATTTTGAAGAAGCAAACGAGATCCTGTTCTCCATGCGTTACAACTCAGTCGCCAACTTTTCCGGGCAAAACCAAGTCGCTCTTGAAAGCGTGGGTTTGTACGGTACCGGAAGTTTGTTTATTGACGGCATGTTAAACGGGCGTGGGACTCGATACAAAGCGCCGCACTTGAGCGAAGTGTTTTTTGCCGAGAATCACCAAGGGCTTATCGACAAAGCTTACCGACGTTTCTCCATGACGGGGCGGCAGATTGCGCAGCAATGGCCGAACAAAACGCCTCCAAACATCTTGGAGAAAAACAAAGCCAATCCTGAGCAGTCTTACGAAGTTTTACACTGCGTAAAACCGGGGAAAGATTACGCCGATTACGACCCGACTCGTAAGGATTACCGGGGCAAAGAGTTTAGAAGCACGTACATTTTACGCGAAGGAAAAGTCATTTTAGAGCGGGGCGGATACGTGTCGTTTCCGTACCCGACCGCCCGGTGGAAACAGACTCCAAAAGAAGTCTACGGAAGAAGTCCCGCCATGGCCGCCCTTCCGGCGATTAAGACTGCCAACGAGCAAAAAAGACAACTACTTCGTCAAGGCCAAAGAGTGCTTGACCCGGTGCTGCTCGCGCACGACGACGGAGTGCTAGACGGTTTCTCTCTCCGCCCGGGGGCCATGAACTATGGCGGTGTGAATAAAGACGGCAGGGCTTTAGTGCAAGTCCTTCCAACGGGAAATATAGCCGTCGGAAAAGATAACATCCTAGAAGAACAGATGATTATTAAAGACATCTTTCTAGTAACTTTGTTTCAAATTTTGATGGAAAATCCTCAGATGACGGCTACCGAGGTTATTGAGCGTACCCGTCAACAGGGCATTCTCTTAGCGCCAACTGTAGGAAGGCTTGAGAGCGAGTACGTTAGTAAAGTCATTGAGCGAGAGCTTGATGTTCTTTCACTTCAAGGCGTCTTGCCCCCCATGCCGCAAATCCTTATCGAAGCCCGTGGCGAATACCAGATCGTTCACCAAAGCCCGATCTCAAGAGCGCAGCGCGCGGAAGAAGCGGCGGGGACACTCAGAACGATCGAGGCCGCCGTCAACGTGGCGACAGCAACACAAAATGCGGAGCCACTTGACCATTTTGATTGGGATGTTATCGTACCAGAAATAGCCGATATTAACGGAGTGCCTGAGCGATTTAGACGGTCCCTAGATGCAGTCATGGAGATTCGCCAATCTAGGCAAGAGGCCGCAAATAGACAAGAAGCCGTACAGGCGGCTCCGGGAGCGGCGGCCATGATTAAAGCAGGGGCCGCAGCTAAAAAAGTAGGCGGAATATAGGAGATTGATTGTTCGATAACGCAAAAAGAATAGTCGCGAATAAGACCGAAGAACTTAGAACTTTTCTTTTTAAGCGCAAAATCGCTTACTCTCACACCTTCAATTTAGAAAGTCCTTACGTCCAAACAGTTTTGGCAGACTTGGCCCGATTTTGTCGGGCTAACAAATCGTGCTTCCATGAAAACGAACGAGTGCAAGCGCATCTCGAAGGTCGCCGCGAAGTGTGGCTGAGACTCATGGAGCACATTAACATGACATCCGACGAGTTTTGGGTGAAATACGGGAGAGATGAATAATGAGCACAGCAGCCGCAGCACCAGCAGGAACACCAGCACCATCCACGCCAGCGCCGTCCGCAGCACCAGCAGCGCCATCGGCCCCAGCGCCAGTGGCACCGGCAGGAGATCCAACGCCTCCCGCAGCCGCCTCCGCAACTTCTAGCGACTGGACGTCAAGCCTTAGCCCTGAGAGCAAGGCCGCTATCGCACGGAAGCAGTTTGAAAACGTAGACGCTCTTGTAAAAAGCTATACGCATTTAGAAAGCGCTATCGGAGTGCCAAAAGAGCGCCTATTAAAACTTCCAGAAAACATGGACGACCCTAAATCCATGGAGGACGTTTACAACCGTCTTGGACGTCCTGCAAAACCAGAAGAGTATAAGCTGGGAGAAAAAGTAGATCCTGAGTTCGGCAAGTGGGCGCAATCCACATTTCACGAACTTGGTTTAAGCGCCAAACAGGCTTCGGCGCTTATGGAAAAATACAACGCTTTAGCTGAAATCAACGCGAAAACGGCTTTAGACGCCCAGAAACTATCCATTGAAAACGAAGTAAACGACTTGAAGCGGAAGTGGGGCGGGGCCTACGACCAAAACATTAGTGCAGCAAAGGCCGCTGTGCGCGAGTTTGGTGTTGAAGAGTCCATCATTGACACGCTTGAAAACGCTGTAGGCTACACAAAAGTGATGGAGCTTTTCCACAAGATCGGCTCAAGCGTAGGTGAAAGCAAGTTTGTGGGCGGCGCTCAATCGCGTGAAAGTGGACACCTAACCCCAGAAGTGGCGCTGGCGGAAATCCAGAATCTGCGCGGCGACTCAGAGTTTACAGCAAAATATTTGGCTGGCGATGCCGCAGCCAAAAAGCGCATGACGGATTTGCACCGCATGGCTTATGGTGAATAATCCTTAACTTTGTTAAAAGGGTGGGGTTGACACTTAACATTCATAGGGTAGGGTATATAAGTGGATGATCGAGCGCTTCGGTTAGAATGCTTGAAGTTGGCCGTACATAGAACCCCTGATTTAGGAGAAGTTTTAGAACGGGCAAAGCTGTACCAGAAGTTTGTTCTGGGACAGAGCATTTACGACGAAGATGAAGACTCCGAACAGACCTTAGAAAAGAAATCCGACACCCTAGAGAGTCTGCTTTAGGCCGGATGGACACCAAGGAAAGACTTGGGCCCACAGGCTCGGGATGAGCCCAGAAGATGCCCCGCCTCTAGGTGGATAAGCGACTTCGAGAACTGTTTACCTATAACAATTTTTGGAGGACGTTATGTCCGTAAATTTAGCTGCGCATTATGTAATGCAGTACAGCACCAACTTGGCGCTTTTGCTGCAACAAAAAGAGTCCCGCCTTCGTGCATCCGTTTCGAGCGGATCGCATGTTGGTAAACAAGCGAGCCCTCTCGATCAGTTTGGTCCAGTGGCCGCTAAAAAAGTGTCTGGGCGTTTCCAGCCAAAAGAGCGAACCGACGCGCCGGTCGATCGTCGATGGGTTGTTCCTGTCGATTACGACTTGGAGCAAAAGATTGACTCTTTTGACAAGCTGAAAATGATCTCCGATCCAAAGTCTATTTACGTTCAAAATACGATGGCCGCATTCAACCGCGCCATGGACGATGAGATCATCAGTGGTATTTTTGACGCTAACAAAACGGGTGAAGTCGGAGCATCCTCGACGGTATTCGACACCAACCAAGTTGTAGCAGTCACCACGGGCGCAACCGCCGCAACCGGAATGAACGTCGCAAAGCTAAAAGCTGCGCGCAAGTTGTTCCGCAAGCGTGAAGTTGATCTCGATATGGAACAGCTTTACTGCACCATCAGCGCAGAACAGGAAGAAGACCTACTGAACGAAATCCAAGTGGTTTCGCTCGACTTCAACACAAAGCCTGTTTTGACCGATGGAAAGCTGATGAGCTTCTTAGGTTTTAACTTCATTCACACTGAGCGCCTTCCAGTTGATGGAAGCGGCTACCGCCGATGCGTTGCCTACGTTAAGTCAGGCATCTACTTGGGCATGTGGCAGGATGTTGTGAACGATGCTTACCAAGACAAAACTCTACGCGGCCACCCATGGACGCTTTACTCGATGGCTTCTTTCGGCGCAACCCGCTTGGAAGAAAAGCGTTTAGTCGAAATTAAATGCGCGGAGTAATTTCCTAGCACAACCAGAGTAACGTAGGGGGAGGGTAAAAACCCTCTCCCTGCAAAAAAGGAGTAGTTTATGCCAGTAGTTGAAACAAAAAGTGCGGCGATTACCGCGCGTGATGCAAATTTGTTAGCAGACGCCATTAAGATTGGCGCCATTTTGAAACAGGCGGCTGGGGTTGTCGAAGTTGGAACGGGAGACTCGGTGGGTTCTATCTACCGTTTTTGCCAAGTCCCTTCTAACGTCCGCATATCTCAGGTTCTTGTATCTGCCGACGACCTCGGCACCACAGGAACCATGGATATCGGCCTTTACCAAACCACCAAGGCGGGTGGCGCGGTAGTCGATGCTGACTTTTTCTCGGCAGCCGTCGACATGAAGGCAGCAGCCATTAACAACAGCGATGTCACCCATGGCAACGCGTTTAACCGCGATGAGACCGACAAGTTTTTGTGGGAAGCCTTGGGCCTTTCCGCAGATCCCGGTATCATGTATGACGTTTGCGGAACGCTTACCGAAGTCTCTTCGGCTGGCGGTACCGTAGCAGTCAAAGTGGAATTCGCTCAGTAATATTGAAGATCGGGGGCTTTGGGTAAAACCAAGGCTCCCGAACTCAAAGAGGGGGCAAAATGGCAACCAGACTTTACAAGTATTCTCCAGACCAAAATGAGACGGAGATCACTGATGGCGTTGGAAGCGCAGTCGCTTCAGACGCGGTGGAAGTGACGATTGAACTGGCCAACACCGTATATTCGGAAGGCTCTCAACGCGTCATTTCCAAAGAAGAAGTGATTTTGGGCCTCGAAAAAATTATCAACTACATCAACGCAAAACCATGGCCTCCTGCCTGATTGGGGGCATAGGCCATGCCAACACGTCGCTACAAAGTATCGCCCCAAACGGCGTTCCTTGAAGTCACGGAAGAAGCCGGAAGCCCGGTTTCTTCTGACGTGGTTGAAGCTACTATAGAGCTAGATGCCGTAGTAGGCTCGGATTCCGGCTTTAAAACGATTTCAAAAGAGCAGGTCATACTTGCTCTGATGAAAATTAAAGACTGGATTACACAACAGCCGTGGCCGCCTGAATCAGAGGTAGAAGAGTTTTCGTTTTTACTACAAGAAAACGGGGACTATCTTTTGCAAGAAAACGGCGACAAAATAATTATTTGAGGTAACAGATGTCGGATGCAAGGCTTTCAGAACTAATCGCCATCAACGGGGCTGACACGGCTTCTGACGACCTGTTTTTAATAGCCGACGTATCTGCGGGTACTGCCGGGGCAAAGAAGATCACAAGGGCAGAGCTTGCTATAGCTCTCGGCGCGCTTCCATCCGGCACTGCTTTTACAATTATACAAAGAAACAGCGCTGGCACTGGGTGGGAAGTCGCAAATAACTTAAAATACTCGAATGGCAGCATAGGGGTCGATTTAGACGCAGCAAATCCGGCCATTAATGATCCAGACGAAGAGGTTGTTTTAGACACGCTTAATCGACAGGCTTTACACGCAAACCGAAATACAGCCGTAGATTTTGGCGTTGATGATGAAGTTACTTTAGAGCAAAACACGACGATCACGCCGAACATGGCGAAAACTCCGACACACGTTCAGGATGTAATCTCCTCGACGTTTGGAAGCACCGTTGATTTGTCGGCAGGGTTTGCAGGAGCTTCTCACGTTATCTTTCGAGACACGGGCACGACTGGCACAACGGTTTTGTTGCCGACCTCTGGCAACGCTCCGATCGGTTCATACTTCAGGGTGACAGACGCTCAGTGTGTTTCGACTGATTATCCGATTACGATTGACGCAGGGGATGGAAGCATCATGGGAGTTGACGGGGCGGTGTCTACGATTGAATTATCTTCAAATGGTGGCTCTTTGTTGTTTCAATTAGTCCTAACTGGACTTTGGAAGGTGATTTAAATGACTTTTGCAGTTCCTAGATTTATTGAGCAGCAAGCAACGCAATTAAGCCCACCATCTGGGATCTTTACTCAAGATCCTCTTGAGATTGTTTCGGCTGGAGAGATTCTGTTTCCAGCAAAAGGTGATTATCGAATCCAAGGAAGTTTTAACCTTGTGATGAATGGGGACTCTCTCACAACGGGACTTGCTTGGTTAATTTACAAAGTAAACGGAGTAGAGCAACAACGATTTAGGCTTGGCCCCTGCACCGTGGCCGGTACGAGTAATACGATTGTTTACATTTTTACTCTTCCACCAATGACATTTAACGTAACCGACCCAACAACCGAAAACTTTTCGTTTGACTTCGAGCTTGATGGAAGTGATGCGAACAATAGTTTTAATACGACAGATTCTAAGATTTACTTAACATTAGATAGATTCATTACATAAGGAGCAGATATGACAAATGAACAAATTGTAACCGCCGTAACAAACATTGAAACAGCTATCAGTCAAATTGAGCAGTTGATTAAGATTGTGCAGGACGGTCTTAGCACCTCTAAGATTTCGCTTGCAAGGCTAAAACAAACGGTCGCGGCTTCCGGCATTGATACCCAGCTAAAAACCGTTCTAGTTGGTCAAAGAAAGGCTGATGCCGTTGCGATTCTCACTCAGTTTACTGTCACTGGAAACCAAGCGTTAGGAATGGCTCCAAACATGGCATCTGCGATGACAGCTTTAATTGAGGCGCTTGAAGGAGAGGAATAATTTATGATCGGTGAATCTTATACGCTTTTATCAAATTCGGCGGCTGGAAACGGCGCCCACGTCTACATTAACGGCGGAAGATATGCGTTTACTGCTGAAGCCACATTCGGTAGCGCTAAACTTCAGATACAGCTTCCAAACAACACTTGGGTAGATGTACCTAGTTCTACTTTAACTTCCGCTGGCTACGCGTTGGTCACACTACCCGCTGGAAAAGCACGTGCGGTAGGAACGGGCGGATCTGCCTACTTTTGCAGCCTTGTAAAGGTCCCAGATTAATATGGCCGCAAGTGTTGTCCAAATTTGCAATAGAGCGCTGCAACGTCTGGGTGCCGCTAGGATTGTGGCCCTAGACGAAAACTCGCCCAACGCTCGCCATTGCAATGTGGCCTACGAGCCGCTTAGGGACCGCCTACTCAGAATGCACCCGTGGGTTTTTGCGATAAAGCGTTTTAACTTGGCGGCCGACTCCGTAGACCCTGTTTACGGTGGGAAAAAGCTATACACAGTGCCGGAAGATTTTATACGTTTAGCGTCCGTGGACCCGGAAGATGACCACGTGCTTCGCGATTGGCAGCTTGAAGGCAGAAAAATTCTCACCATGGACGATGCTCCGCTATACGGACGCTATGTAAGCAGAGTCGTAGACCCAAACGAGATGGACCCTCTTTTTAGAGAAGCTTTGTCGTGTCTTATGGCGCACGATCTTTGTGAACTGATCACCCAATCTTCGTCAAAAAAAGCTGAAATAAAAGACGACATGAAAGACTTAATTGCCGAGGCCAGAAAAGCAAACGCCATTGAGCGCAGACCTTTTGCCTCGGCGGATGCGGAAAACATTTTTAGGAGGCTCTAATGCCACAGGTGGCTCCTTTACAAAGCGACTTCTCTGTCGGCGAGTTGTCTCCAAAACTATACGGCCGAGTAGACATTGACCGCTATGCGGCCTCTTTACGAGTATGCAAAAATTCTATACCGCCGCTTGAAGGCGGTATCGAACGCAGGCCCGGGACCGAATTTATCGCCGAAGGGTACAACGCTGTAACGGCCAACCGTCACTACCTAGTCCCGTTTATCTACGGAACGACCGACACTTTTATGTTGGAGTTTTCCGACCAAAAGCTTCGTTTTTATCGCGATTACGGACTTGTTATAAGCGGTTCTACTCCTTACGAAATAGCCACGCCGTACACAAGCGCCGATCTCGCCATTGGATCGCCTCAGCTTAACTACACACAAAGCGCCGACGTGGTATATTTAGTACATCCTAACCACGCTCCGAGAAAATTACTCAGGTATTCAAACACTGATTGGGTTTTAGAAAAATTAACTTTTCTTGACGGCCCATATCAGAGCCAAAACATACGAGATTTTAACATAACTCCTTCCGCCAGTAGTGGCTCGGGCGTCACATTAACCGCAGGGCCAGCGGTAACCATCAGTGGCGCGTCTGCACATACTTCCGGAGAAATCCTTATAACGGCCGCCGCCCATGGCTACAGGACCAACGACCGAGTGTTTATAGCGAGCGTAACGGGTACCACGGAAGCAAACGGTACTTGGCTTGTGCAAGTTATAGACTCGGGTTCGTTTGTACTAAAAGGCTCAACTTTTGCCAGCGCCTACGTGTCGGGCGGAACATCAAGACCCGCCTTGTTTTACAACATGGAGGCCGGAAATTTAGTCCGAATGAAAGAGGGTACGACTTGGGGATGGGCGGTTATCACCAGTCTTACCAACGACGCGGCGGCGGTGGTTACGGTAGAAAAAACATTCACTAACACCAACGCAAAAACAGCTTGGAGACTTGGGCTTTACAGCGCAAGCAACTACCCTTCGACAGTTACTTTCCACGAGGATAGGCTTTTCTTTTCTGGTGCCCCTCTTTTCCCTCAGCGCGTAGACGGATCTCAATCCAGCGATTACGAAAACTTTGCGCCTACAGAACTGGATGGAACTGTACTCCCCTCCAACGCCGTTAGTTTTGGCCTTAACTCTAACGACGTAAACGCTTCACGTTGGCTTGTAAGCGACGAAAAGGGGATGATAGGCGGAACCCTTGCCGCCGAGTGGATCATTAGTTCTTCTAGCTCTACAGAGGCCATATCGCCCACCAGCATTACCGCCAAAAAAGCCTCCACGTTTGGAAGCAGCCTTGCGTCTCCGGTACAACTTGGAAAAGCCGTCATTTTTACGCAGCGTTCGGGAAGAAAGTTAAGAGAATTTCAATATTTTTTTGACGTCGACGGGTTTAGAGCTACGGATCTCACAAAGCTATCCGGGCACATCACCGGGGATGGCATTTTTCAAATGGCTGCTCAAAAGCAGCCCTATAGCATTGTTTGGGCCGCCCGAAAAGATGGCGTGCTGTTGGGCATGACTTACGAACGGGATCTCGACACCATTCGAGCGGGATGGCATAGGCACCCTTTGGGCATAGGTCCAAACGATCCTAATCACAACACAGTGTTTGTTGAAAGCGTTGCGGTTATGCCTTCGCCGGATGGTTTTCAAGATGACGTATGGCTTTCAGTGCGGCGAAAAGTGGATGGGGTCACTAAGCGTTACATTGAGTGTATTAATTCCTTTTTTAGCGACCGAACTGAACAAAAAGACGCTTTCTTTGTGGACTCTGGTCTGACTTACGACGTGCCAGTGGCAGCGGTAACAGGTACCATAAGCGGCTCGGCAGTAAACATCGAGGCGACGGGCCACGGTTTTACGACTGGCGACGTCGTTGCTGTGTACGGTATTACGACGACGGATTACATTCGCGAAGGACAAAAGTCTTCTATAACGGTTGTAAATGCCAACAACTTTACTTTAGACGAAGTAGATGGCGTTGCTTTTCAAGCGTATTTGGGCGGCGGAACTACTTTTGGCGGGGATAGTTTAACGGTTAGAAAATGCGTCACCACCATCTCCGGACTTGATCATTTAGAGGGCGCTCGCGTGGACGTGTTGGCTGATGGCGCGGTACTTCCCTCGAAGACTGTAATCTCAGGCGCTATAACCATCAGCCCAGCCTCCGCCGTCATTCACGTTGGACTTGGGTATGTAAGTGAAGGGCAGATGGGCAGAATAGAGGCGGGTGCAGCGGATGGCGTGGCTCTTGGAAAGATCCGAAGAATTCACAAAGTAAACCTTCTTTTGCATCGCACTCTCGGCCTTGAGATAGGAACCGGACTTGCCGCCGATCAGTTGCATAGGCCGGTCATTAGGACTTCTGCCGACCCCGGCAACTTTGCGCCCGAGCTTTTTAGCGGTATGCTAGAGTATCTGCCGGAATTTGATTACGATAAAGAGAACTACATTTCATGGAGACAAACCCAGCCGCTTCCCTACATGATTTTGGGCGTGATGCCGCAAATGGTGACTCAAGACGGATAGTTGTTGGCGAAAGTGTTGTGTGGATTATTCCTTTTAAAGCCGATCACGTTTTGATGTTTGAACGGGCGGAAGCGGGTGCCGGAGCGGTCCCTTCAACCATTGCGCAGCTTAAAGGGGCAGAGGGTAAGCCGCATTCGTATACTGTACTAGTCAATGGGGGTATTGTAGCTTGCGCCGGAATAGTACAGTATTGGGGTGGTAGGGGCGAGGCTTGGGCCATTATTAACAAACTGTCGAAGCGTCAGTTTTTGGTCCTGCATCGCGTTGTTAAAAACTATCTCGATCAAGCGCCTTTTCATCGAGTGGAAGCTACGGTTTTTAAGGCTTTTGAAAACGGCCACAGGTGGATGAAAACATTAGGGTTTACGTTGGAGGCCGAAACTTTGAAAGCTTACTCGGAAAACAAGCAAGACTATAGCCTGTACGCGAGGGTAAAGTAATGTCCGATTTAGGTTTAGGCAGCTACGGCGAACTCCAAAAAGGATATGCTAACGCTAATGCCGCCGAGTTTAACGCCGCAGTGGCTAGGCAAAATGCGGATCTAACCTTACAACAAACAATCGAGCAGGAAAGGCGTACCCGTCTTCAATCCCGAAAAGCGATAGGCCAGTTAAAAACCGCCTATTCCGCAAGTGGGGTTACGCAAGAAGGGTCGGCGCTTGACGTTCTCCAAGAGAGTGCCGCCAACGCGGAGCTAGATGCGTTAACTGTTAGACACGCTGGAGAAGTTAGACGAGTAGGATTTTTAAATGAAGCTACGTTGCAAGACTATGCGGCTCGCGCTTCTATTAAAGCTGGAAAAATTAACGCTGCCGCTTCTCTTTTAAGAAGCGGAATTGAAGGCGGAAAAATGATCGCTGGGGCGGGTTAATATGCCACAAATTAGACCTTACGAAATCCAGACATCTCCCGCAGGGCCTACCGACATACCAAGAGCTAGGGGCGAGCAACTCGGGGTGGGCGAAGCCTTAACTAATTTGGGGCAGGGCGTGTCCGCAGTGGCCGCAGGCGTGGAAGATATTATCACGGACAAAGAGCTTAACGAACAAGCTAAAGACTTTTCCGAACTTCAGTTAGATTTTACTAAACGCATTCAAGACGGATTAAACAGCCGCACTTTAAATTACGAAGACATAAAAAAGCAGTACGAAGATTATTCTTCTAAACTAAGCGAAAAGTATTCTACCCGCCGAGGTTCTAACTCGTTTGTGCGAAACTCGGCCTCTCTAAGAGAGTACATACTAAAATCGACGATGGCGGGGCAAGCCGAGATCGCCGGTGTACAAGCCAAAGAAAACATCCAAGCTTCTCTGAACAATCTTACGTCGTCTTTGATGATGGACCCAAGCGCCGAAAGTGTCACAAAACAGACGTTTTTTGCTAATTTAGACCCTCAGTTGTCTAAGTTTGACCCTCAAACTCAAATGAAAATAAAGCAGATGGCGGATGTGGATCTTACAAAATCAGCCATCAGAGGTTGGATCAATGACAACCCCATACAAGCAAAAAAACGCATTGTCGCAGGCGAATGGGACAAAGTTATCGACGGTGACTTAAAAAACCAGCTAATTGGGGAAGCTGAAACGGAGCATAGAGCGCTACTTGCCGAAGAATCTAGGCTTTTTGCGCTTCAAGAAAAAGCTTTAAAGTTAGAGCAAGAAAAAGTGGAGACGGACTTTTTTGACAAGTTTTCAGAAGGTCGCCTATCGTACAAAGAGATTAAGAACTCTATCCTTTCAAGCGACGATAAATACAAATGGCGAAAACGTCTTGAAGACAAAACTACAGAAAAGCGCCAAAGCAACAACACTTTGCTTAATTCCGTGTTTGACCGAATTAATTTGCCTTACGGAGATCCAAATAAAATTACGGATCAAAAGCAGCTAGATCAATATTTTAATCAATTAAGCGTAGCTGATTTTAACTTTTTAAGAAGAGAAGTAGCAGGTAAAAACACGGTAGAAGGTAAACGATTAGCCAATCTGGAGAAAGCTCTTTTCGATGTTGCAAAATCTGAGTTAGTAAAAGGCGGTGGCTTAAGCGGAATGTCTGACCCAGCGGGGGAAGCGCAACTAAAAGCGTTTAGAGAATTTTACATAGCTGAACGAGACAAAGCGGTTTCTCAAGGCTTAGACCCAAAAGAACTTTTAGAGTCTACTTCGCCTAAATACATAGGCAAATACATTAAGCCTAACTTTAAAAGGCCGCTTCAAGAGATTATTCGCTCGAATGCAGATTCAATGCGGCGGCAAGAAAAATTACCACTTCCCGGGCCATACAAAACCCCGGTGGCGGCTCCATCTGTAGAAGCGCCAAGAGTCGTGGTTCCGGACGACAAAAAGATTCGCCCAAACGAGTCTATTCAAGAATACAAAGCTAGAATGGGGATCAAATAGCCATGGCGACGTGGGCGGACGAGGTTGCTACCTACCAAGCGTTGGGTGCTACACCCGATCAAATCGAGCAAGAGGCTATTCGGGTCCGTAATGAGCGATTACAGTTTGGAGCTACTCCGGAGGAAGTTGACGCTTACTTTGGCATTAAGCAGCCCGACATGGCTCCTGTCAAAGCATTGATTGACGAGAATCTAGCGGCGGCAAAACCAAAAGAAGGCGAGGCCGCTGCCGCACCTTCCGACCCTATCGACAGCTTTTGGGAGTCAGTGGGCGCGGGTTTTGGCATGTCTTCTACAGCTATGGCCGTAAAAGCTGCCATGGGTAAAACCATAGCCCCGACTCAAATGCTCAACGAGAACGCTCCTATGGCCTACAGAATAGGCATGAGCGCGGGGCAAATTGCCGGAGATCTTCCCGCCATTGCGGCGGCTAGTTTGGCTACCACAGCGGCGCTTCCCGCAGCCGGTACGCTTGCTTTGGGGGCTGCTATTGGAGCCACGACGTCCGCCCTTCCAACGGCTATCCGCGAGTCGCTCATGGAGTTTTACGAGAAAGAAGATGTAAAGGATTTTGGAGAGTGGTGGGGCAGGGCTAGTGGTGTTTTTTTAGACACGTTAAAAAGCGGCGCCACTGGGGCTTTGGCCATGGGCGCTGGCGGTAAAGTAGCGGGGGCGTTGGCTGGGCGGGGGGCCGCAGCCACTACCGTTGGCGCTGCCAGAGTAGGCACTGAAATAGGGGTGATGACTTCCGTCGGGTCTGCTTTAGAGGGCGAAGTGCCTAAGCTTCAAGACTTTACGGATGCCGCCGCTCTTGTGACCGGGATACATGCGGCCGTTGGCGCAACTGGAGCCGCAGCCAAAAAGCTCAGAACAATCTACGCAAAGACGGGAATTAAGCCGAGTCAAGTGCTTGAGGACGCGGTTACTAATCCCGCTATTAAAGAAAAATTGGTAAACGAAGGCACGGAGATGCCTAAAGAATACGAGCAGTACGTTGAGCCTGTAGCTCCAAAACCTGAAAAAGCGCCCTCTCCCGTTCCTGTCGAAAAGCCGGTTGCAGATCAAAAGCCGGTATTGTCGGACGCCGAAAACGCTATCTTATCGAAAATAGGCGTTAAAGCAGACAAAAAGTCTAGCTATTCAATGGATAAGTTTTACGCGGATTATGTAGATAAACTTAGCCCATTTAAAATAGTAGATGAGATGGTTCGCGGAAAAAAATCATCTGAGCTAGATACGATCGACAGTACTTACCAAATGGCTCGGCTTCTTTCTGATACACGAGGCATGGCCGTAACTTTTATCGAGCAGGGGCCAAGGGATTTTAAAACCAACAAGACGGTGGCAAAACCGCTTTTAGGGATCTTAAACTCCGTTGATAACGTCGAAAAATTTAGGGCCTACGTTGTAGCTAAACGTGCGCTTGAGCTTGAATCGCGCAAGTTGAAATCAGGATTTGATCCGGAAGCTGCGGCCAAGGTGGTTGCTGAAAACTCTAAATATGAAAAAGCTGCAAACGATTTAGTCGACTATTCTAACGCAGCTTTAAAGTATCTTGCCGACTCCGGCATGATCAGCCGAAAAGAATACAAAGCCATGGTGGCTGCCGGTAAAAACTACATACCCCTTAAGCGGATCTCCGAAGAAGGTGAAGCCCTTTCAAGAGCGGGGGCAAAGAATCCGGTCCGTGGCTATAAAGGGTCTGACCTTGCGGCTGCCGATCCGTTTTTGTCTCTTATTGAAAACACGGAACTTTACGTAAAAGCGGCGCAACATAACGAGTTTAAAAAGTCGATCATAAAGGAACTTGAAGACGCCGATGGAAAATTTATCGAGAACGAACTTATAGAGAAAGTGGCTAAAAAACAGATCCCGGTATCTGTCTCCGAATCCGAACTCTCTACCCTTTTTAAAGACTTGGGCGTGGAGATGGACGCCGAAGGAATCGACTTCACTATATTTAGGGCTGCAAACAAATCGCTTGCCCCAAACGAGTTCATCGTCAAGCGTAATGGGAAAACAGAAATATACGCCGTCAAAGATCCCCTTTTGGCGGAAGCGTTTAAAGCGCTTGACGGAAACTACGAGCCTCTTTCTCCTATACTAAAAGTGGCCAAAGCTTTCACCACGGTAAAGCGTCTTGGCATCACTTTGGCCACTCCCTTTCAGTTTAGGAACTTATTTAAAGATCAAATTTCATCGGGCGTGTTTTCTAAATACGGCACACTTCCTTTTATGGATGTGGCTAGGTCTTTTAAACACTTATGGGATAAAGACGGGGTGTACTACGACTGGCTTTCTTCCGGAGCCGGAGCCGGTACGTTTTTGGACGCGACCACTTCTTTAGACGCTATTATTAAACAATTTGAAGGTAAAGCCGGAAAAATAAATTTATCTAGGAATCTTATACTAAAGCCCTATCATGCGGCGGAAGCTTTGGGGTCCATGTTTGAAAACGCCACAAGAATCGCCGCCTATAAACGTGCGTCCGGCGGAAAATTTGACCCCGCTTCTGTTAGACGAGGGGCTTTTGAAGCAAGAGAGATCACTATAGATTTTCAGCGTATTGGCGCTAAAATGCAGGCGTTTAACATGATGACTGCGTTTTCCAACGTGGGGATACAGGGTGTAGACCGAGTTATTAGGGTTTTTAAAGAAGGAACTCCGGAGCAAAGGGCTCAAGTTTTAGGGCGCGGCCTCATGTATATTGCGGCGCCGTCTCTTCTTCTTTGGTGGGCAAATCGAGATGACGAGCGTGTAAAAGAAATAGAACGATGGGAAAAAGACATAAACTGGATTTTAGCCACCGACGATTGGCAGCCTCTCAAACAGGGCGAGAACCCGTCTGATTACCCTAAGCATTTAATTCGAGAAAACAACGGGCTGTTTGAGGTTAACAGGGGCGTTATCTATCGTTTCCCAAAACCGGAAATTATAGGGCAAATTTTTGGCTCAATGACTGAACGCACTTTAGATGCGTTTTTTACCGATAATCCTCATCTATACAAAGACTTTGAGTCCACGATTATCAAAAGCCTTGTCCCTGCATTTACTCCTGACGTAGCACTTCCTGTGGTTGAACAGGCAGTAAATAAAAGCTTTTTTACGGACTCGGATCTTGTGCCACACAATTTGGCTGGACTATTGCCGCAAGAAAGATACACAGAATACACTTCCGAAACGGCTAAACTTTTAGGCAAATTCATAACTCAGCTTACCCCTCAGATGTATCGCGATCGCAAGGGTGCTTCTATTGACACCCCTATTGTCATTGATAACTACATCCGAAGCTGGACGGGTACTCTTGGGGTGCAGGCGGTACAAATTGCCGACACGCTACTTAAGGCGGCTGGTGTCGCTGAGTTTAAAATAAAGCCTTTGTCCACTCTTAAAGACAACCCGTTTGTGGGAAGTTTTGTGGTTAGGTACCCGCGATCTAAAACCGTTAGCACTATTGATTTTGAAGAGATCGCTAAAAGAAACTCCATGTACATAGCCACAATGAAAAAGGCTAGGGAGAGAGCCGCGTTTTCTACAAGTGAACAATTTTTAGATAAAAGACTTGCCGATATAGAAAAAACTTATCAAGACTTTCCGCACAAATTTATCGACTTTTCTAGCACTTTAAAAGCCATGTCTAGGCAAAGCGCCCAAATCCAAATGATCACCGCAATGCCAAACATGGACCCCGACGAAAAGCGTCAACAAATTGATAGCTTGTACCACCTGATGATTGAGCAAGCCCGTGTAAGTCTTGACGCTTATTACGAAATGGAAAAAGAGATGGAAGCTATGCGCCGAGAGCTAAAAACTCCTGCGCCGAAAGACGCGCTTGAAGGAGCAAAAGACTTAGAGCCTGCGCCCAAAATAGATCCTTTAGACGAGTCTGACGCTTCAAGCCAGCCTGACCAAGTTGATACTTTATCTGAGTAACCCTATAGTTAAGAAAGGTTTATTATGACGATTTCATCTACCGCAAACAGAGCAGAGTACACAGGAAACGGATCGACCACGGTGTTCTCTTTTCCGTATCCGTTTTCCGTCAACGCCGACCTAAAAGTTATTCAAAAAGTAGTCTCAACCGGGGTTGAAACTACTAAAGTAGAAACGACCGATTACACAGTGTCCGGCGCTGGTACCGGGAGCGGTTCGATTACTATGCTGGTCGCCCCTCCTACAGGCACAAAGCTAATCATTTATCGAGATCCTGCGCAGCTTCAAGAACTCGACTTGGTGGAAAACGATCCCCTTCCAGTAGAGGAACTTGAAAAAGCTTTAGACCGTTTGACGCTTATGGCCCAACGGTTGAAAGACCAAGTGACTCGCTCAATTAAGATTTCGGAAGGAACTCCAAGCACCTTTGACGTTAAACTTCCTCAGTTAATTGAAGCCAACAAGTGCCTTATCATTAACGAGACGGGAGACGGGATTAAGCTTGGGCCTACCGCAGACCAAATCGAAAATGCGCAACAAGCAGCGGATGATGCTCAACAAGCGCTCGACGATCTTTTGGCGGGTTCGGTTCCAGACAACTCGGTTACGACGGCCAAGATCGTAGACGGAGCGGTAACGACCATCAAGATAGCCGATGGCGCTGTGTCTACTCTAAAGCTTGCTGACGGTTCGGTTACCACGGCGAAACTTGCCGACTCAGCCGTTACGACTGGCAAAATAAACAATAGCGCAATAACTACGGCCAAGCTTGGCGACACCTCTGTTACAGCTGCTAAGATCGACTCAAACGCCGTCACAAAAGCCAAGCTTTCCGCTTGGGGCGATAACGGAAGCACGGCCACGGGGATTACGCTTTCTGTTACTAGCACTACCTATGTAGACGTGGCCACGACTTCCGTGGTGTGCACGGGCCGTCCAGTCATGGCGTTTTTATCCGCTGCAAGCGCCGGATCTCTTTCGAGCGTCAACTTAGTTTCTACAGGCACTAACAATGCGGTAGCTGATTTTAGAGTTACGTTTGCGGGGAACGATGCTGGATCATTCAGGCTCTATGCCGGGCAACCATCTCCGGATAAAGCCGCTTGGATTCAAGTGCCTCCGTCTTCGATCATGTTTATGATCGTATCTCCTCCGGGGCTTGGGGCTACGACGTTTAAAATTCAAGCAAAAGTGGGGGACGTAAACTCCACACTAGATTTAAGTAACATCACTTTTGTGGCGTTTGAGGTTTAGGGGGCTGCCGTGAATGAGGTATCTGCAAAAACTAAAGTGGCTCTTGGTCTAGCGTTTACCGCCATCGGCGGTGGGTCGGCTTTTTGTACAACGCTTTACATAATGACCGACGCAAACGCTAAGGCATTGGCGGAGCAAAAAACTACTATCATAGGTATCCAAGTGGAGCACCACGTTTCAAATAAAGAAATTTTAGATAGAATAAATCAAGTGTCGCAAGACGTGGCGGTTATTAAACATCTCTTAAAGGAGAAATAAAATGGATAGCTTAGTTTTTTTAGCGCAGATGTTAATTGAAAAATTCCCTATTATTGGAGTGATCGGAGCAAAAGGCGTGGTTTTTGTACTTATTGCAACGCTTCTTATCCAAGTGGCCCAAATTATTGCGAAGCTAACTCCGTCTCCAAAAGACGACGAAGCTATTTCTAAGATCGAGAAACTTATAGATTTTATCATGCCTTTTTTGAAAATTCTTCCGCACGTTAACCCCACTCCACTTGCGGCTAGGATCATCGAAATTTTGGGCAAAGTGATTAAAGGCTTGAAAGCGGCCACGGAAGAAGAGAAAAAATAAGTGTTGTTAAACATCTTGGAAGCGCTGATCGCTTTACCTAAAATAGGGGAGCAGATCAGCGCTTTCTTGGCCAAAATAGTGGCTTGGTACTTGTCGCGTGTTCGTGAACAAAACAAAGAAGCTTTAGCAGATGCCCTACATTTCAATCTTAAAGCAGAATCCAAAGAGGACCGAATCCTTGCGGCTAAAAAGTGGCAAGACGCTTTGTCTCGTTCTTCTCCTAAGTAGCTGCGCCTCGATGTCTAAGCCCCCTAAAATCCCCGTATACATAGGTGACGGGCTAGGAGGGGCTGATGGGGTGGACTCCGCCGGAAACCCCTCCTATAAGTCGCCGAGCCAGCTTAAAAACTATTGGATGACCGATCCTGTATCTCAAAAAGCGTTTGCGGATTGGTGCTACGGCGTCAGTGATTAGTGGGCCTTTTGACGTAGTGGATTGCTTCCCACATCTCCACGTCTTCCGGCTTATAAAAGATGCGCTTTCCAACTTTGACGTATTTGGGTCCAGCCCCTTGTAGCCTCCAGTTGGCGACAGACTTTGGGTGCATGTCGTAGCGTTCAGCCAACTCTTCGGTGGTGAAATGCGTCTCAAAATACTTGTCCATGACCTTTTCAATTTTCTTCTTTTTCATAGATTGTCCCAATCCAATTTGGTTTTAAACTCTTTCTCCCAAGCTTTTCTTGCGGCTTCCAAAGTCGGAAACTGGTAGGTGGTTTCCCTCTTGCCCTCAAACCACTTTTGTTTCTTTTCAATAAGTGGGCAATTCTTTTTAAGATCGCTTCCGATACGAGTGTCGTGCGGTATTTTCATTCCGCGTGATCGTAGATAACTTTTGTATCCATCGAGCACATCTACAGTTTTTACCGCATCCGACGGCCACCCCTCTACGGTGGAGTGTTTTAGCTCGCCATCTTTTAGGCATCCGTACCACCATTCTTGGTACAGGTTTAGGGTCTGCACTTGCTGGTCGTATAGCCCCTTAGTTCTTGGGATTTCGTTGATGTCGACTTTGCTCAAATCAAAATTCATCAGGTACCAAAGCAAAAGCCCGGCTCCGCCTTTGTCTTCCATGCAGATTCTCATTCGGGCAAAAAACTCTCGATTTTGTTTCTTGCCTTCTCCTACTGTAAACACGGCGTACCGTCTTTCGTCAGAGCTTGCAGGCACAAGCCAGTCTTCGTTACCAATGACCACGAGCCTTGAAAGGTTGTCAGCCACGTAGCTGTCTTTGCCTTTACGTTCAATGCGAATCCTTGGGTTGGTGGTAATGCTTTTTAAAGAGGCGTCAGTGCTTTTGCTGCCGCTCCAAAAAGCCTCATCTAACACCATGACAAGGTTTCCCTCCATGTGGGCGTTAAATTGCCCCTCCAAATACCTCGGGTGGTGGACCGTGGTGTAGTGAGATTCGCCCAGCAAATAGCCAACACGATCAACCAAAGCGTTTTTACCGACCCCTTTTGACCCTTTGAAAACCAACGTCGTGAGAGGTCTTTCGTAGGGTTTCTGGATAAGGTGCGCAAAGTAACCGATTAGCCACGTGTAATCGTTTTCGTTGCCTTGGCAGATGTTGTTTCTAGCGTGCTCTAAAAACAGGTTAAGTCCTTCGATCTGCTCTTTGGTCGCTTGGTCCATGCTGATCGGCGAAACAGTGAACCCCCTCCACAAGTTGTAGTAGTTGTTCTTTGCTTCGCGTCCCGGAGCAAACGCCACCCCAGCATACTCACGTCTTCCGTCCCAGTTTAGCCACAGGTTTGCCCACGTGGTGGGACGTTCTCTTGGGCGATTAACGATGCGGTTTCTAAATTTCTCTTTGAAAGTGGCGTCTTGAAGAAAGTGGGTGATCGCATGGCCTTTCTCATCAACCGTTTCAAAAAGTATGGAATGGCTCCCGCCAAAATAGACAAGCGCATACTCTTTATTCATGTCCGCTAGAATCTTGTCTTCGCCGGTCAGTATCTCTTCAAATTTAACGTCTCTAGCCCCTTGCTCTACTTTGCCATACTTGTAGACGTTTTTTATGATGCGCGATAGTTCGCTCTCGCTCCACGGCGGGTCACACTTAGGGTTAAATTCTTCAAGCATTAGCTCCAGACATTCTTCTTTTGATAATCCTATGTCTTTGAGTTTTGCCGCCACCTTGAACGTATGTTCATTTCCTCCAGCACCCTCAACCGCTCCCTCTTCCAGTTTAAGAGTACGTCTAGCTCTTTCGGTGTTAGCTGCATCGACCCCGAATTCTGGAACGGGCTGTCGATCCTCAGAGTTAGGACGAGGATCTGTATATGCACCAACTTTCTCAACCAACCACAGCGGGGCATCAGAAATCTCGAAATCGTTTCCAGTGTATAGTTGGCCCCCAATGGTGCTTCCTGCACCCACGACATAGCCGCCTTGAGCCCTAATATCGAGCCCTCGTCCAAGGACATTGGTCCCTTGGCGGCAAGGATGAGATACTTTGTATATGAGGTGCCTGCCACCTGTCGCAGTGTACTGGGTGAATGTGGCAGGAAAATCAAGGCCATCAACCATTTCCAGTTCGGCAATCTGATCGCTTCCGTTTTTGCCATTTTTGTCGTCAACATCAACGACAAGTAAATGCTCATTCTTACGAAAAGAGGACGTGGAGATGGCGACGTTGAGGTTTGGATTTTGAGTAAACCATTTTGTGATCTGCTCTTCGTCGGAAGTAGCTTTGTTTTTAAAGTCTGAAATGTACGGAAGTTTACTATTCGGCCTAAGTGGAAAGACATGGAAACCCTTTCTCGCTAGTAAAAGCGCTTCATTTAGTATGCTTATAGAACTCATTTTCTATACCTACTTCCTCTCCAGCCCTCTGCTTTAAGCGGCATACCTTTTGCCCATTCAGGGGTGGTGCACATTATTTTTTCTACTTCTTCTACTGAGCCAAATCCTATTGGCTGCTCCGTAATAATTTCGTCGTGAACGTGAAAAATAGTTTTATATCCGGCTTTCTTTAGAGACTTTAGTCCGTTCCTTAGTATGTCCGCAGCCACAGCTTGGGTGACGTTTTCGCACAAACTTCCGCCATACGTAGATACTCGGACCCATTTATTGTTTTGGTTTGGATCTTCACACATATACGTGAGCGCGTCTTTCATATCGCCCCATGGTGTTTTGGTCGGTTGAATCTTAGGGTAAGGGTACGAGATCACTCGACCGCTTGGAAGCCTGCACAGCAAAAAAGATCCTCGTACCAAGTATTGGACCTTTGGGAAGTTGGCCGCGTGCACAATGCTGCCCGGAGAATTAACAGCCTCCATTGCTGCGTTTTCTAAAGCGTACCAATAATCAACGATAGGGCGATTAGCATTTCTATACTTTACTTTAATATCGTCGGCACGTTCATCCGATATTTTTACTCCATATCCGACCGCCATCTTTTGGAACGCCACCATTCCGCCGCCAAATCCAAGCGCCAAAACAGCAACCTTTCCGATCTGCCTTTCGTCTTTTGAAATATCCGATTTTCCGTAGATGTTTCGTGCTTCGTAAACGTATACATCTTCATTGTTTTCAAACAGCTTGATGAGCTTTTTGTGGTTTGAAAGCCAAGCCAAGATCCTAGCCTCGATCCCAGCCCAGTCGCTTACGATGAAATCGTTTCCTTTTGGGGCCACAATAAATCCCCGAATGCTTTGGGAAAGAACTCCGTTAAAAGAACCGTAAACCATGGACAGTTCGTCTAGGCTTTGTGTTTTTAAATCCTCTAAAAAGGACTCAATGTAGTGTTGCTTTAACGTAGAGCGGGGAAAGTTTTGTGGCTGAATACGTCTTCCGCCCCACCTGCCGGTGTGGGCCGCATTAAATTGCATGGTGCCACGGATGCGATTGTCTTTAGAAGCGCTTGCCACCATGGCTTTGATCTTGGCGGTTGAGCTTTTGGCCGCCTCTTGTCTAAGAAGTAGTACTTCCCGGACGTTTTCTGGGATCTCTTTTTCAAGCAAAACAGTAACGTCGTTTTTGGCGACTCCCTCTGTTTTTACCCCCTGCCTGTTGATCCACTTGGATAGCTCTACGTTGGCCGAGCACGTAGCCACCTCGTTGTTGGTGGCTTTTCTCATCATTTCGTCTAAGCGCTTAGTTTCTTCCGCTACGTATCGCATAGCAATCGACGCCAAGGCGGTGTCGATAGGTATACCGTTTTCGTTTATCTCTTGGTCTAAAACCCAATAGGCGTGCTCGTCGAGTGAAAGCGGTATAAGTCTTTTCTCTACGGCTTTTTCCACTTCCACATCTTGTATGCAATATCTGTAAAGCTGCTCGTACTTGGCTTGGTCGGTGTGCCATAAATCGCTTTCTGTATGTCCTATCTTTGGCTTTGATAATTGAAGCATGACGCGACTTCCGGCCATGTCTTTTTGCTGTTCAATGCCTAGCGCTGGCGCCACCTTTTGCAAGCTTCCGGGAAGCCCAAGAGCGTAAGCCATGACCATTGTGCACCTACATTGGTTTGGGTCGAGCTTTGGCCATCCGTACTTTCGGACGCAAACTTTATTCCATATAGCTAGTTCAAACGCTGCATTGTGCGCTACAAATCGTCCGCCGGATTCGATGTGATTACGAATGCGCGTCGGAAGCGGATCTCCTAGTTTAATGAGTTGGACAGGCTCATCATTAAAGCTATAGCCAAAACAAAGAATATCGGTACTTGGATCGTTTGCGTAAACATCCACTCCGCACTTAGGCAAATCAGCACAAGAACGCGTCTCAAAATCTCCATGTAAGACCTCCATTTTGTCATCCATGTCTAGCCCCAAAGTAAATGCACAAGATTGAAATTATAGCCAACACCGTCAAAACACTTAGCGGAGGGCGCCCATCTCCGCTTTTGTAAAATATAGGCGCCCCCCGAAAGTGGTTCATAGAATCCCCTTATGTCCCGAAAAAGGCTTCCGCACCCGCCGTGTCTGGTGCTTCATCCTCAAGTGGTTTAAAGGAGCTTTCTACCGCTGGCCTGCCGGATAAAGATTCTCCGTCGCGAGTAATCTGAATACCGTTAAGGCCGAACGCTACGCCCTTGTTACCGGCTTGATCGTAGGCGTAAGCATTTACCGATGCGATACCGTAGCATCCTGCATACACAAGACTGTCGTCTGTGATTGGTTTTACTTTTCGATCTACAATCTTTGGCGCTACTTTTGTGCACTTTAAGTTTATAAAAATAGCTCCAGCTTCATAGCCATCGGGCAAGGTTTCGTTTCCGTTTTCATCTTGTTTTGCGCGTTCTTCCTGTTTCCTAAAAGGTGGCCTTAGATTTTTAGGCCAACGCTTAGGATCGGCTCCCCATTTCGCTTCGGTCGCGGCTTTTGCGGCTGCAATCAAAGCAGATAGATCGGCGCCTTTCGGAAAAAGGGCGGTAACTGAATACTCCATTTTCCCGGAAAGGGTGTTCTCCTTTGGCTCAAAAAGGTGGGGATAGCTTAGTCTGAACTCAGGGGTTAGTGCTGTTGTGTTTTTTGACATTTTACGTTTTCTCCATTTAGCGATTTACATTTTCAACCAATCCGGTTCGCTTCCCGTATCGGCCGTTTGGGAGTCATCCCCCAAAACTTTAAAAGAGCTTAAAACTTGAGCGTTTGGATCTTCCGCTAACCGGTCATCATCCTCCTTAACAAGCGTAAGTCCGGTGGTGTCTTGAGTTATAAATTTTTCAATCGCTGACATATTCTTTTTACCAACGATCTTCTCCACTTGTGCCGGGGTTTTAATTTTTCTGGTGTATACTGAATCGTATTTAAACCCTAACGCCTCGACCGCTCTACCCGCAGCCAACTCGTCGGACCACTTGCGGTGCGCTCGTTTGGACACAAGTTTGTAGCCAATAGGAGCCCGGCCATTCATGGCTTCTTTATACGCAAACTCTCTTACTTTTTTAGCCCAAGCTTCGATCTGCCCCAGGCGGTCTAGTATTTCAGATAGTTGGCTTGGCGTGTATGTTTCTATCGGCGTAAACATTGAGAGCGCTGTCTGTTCGGCTAAGTTTTCAGCCGCTTTGCACACCCCGTTTCCAAAGGCAGGACAAAAACGGCAATGATCCCCCGGAACCAGCGGCGCATTGTCTTGCATGGTGGCCATCGCCGCCTCTCTTAAAGTCACTTCAAAATCAAGGATCTCGATGGCGTCAAACTCCCATCGTTTGATTGGGCTTTCGCTTTCAATTCTCGGCTGGATGATAACGCACTCGATCTTTTCTACTGACGCTTTGGTGCTGAGAAGTGCGCCAAGCGCGTAGTATTGAAGCTGCTCGTTTTGAAATGGGCTTACCGCCACGCCTGCGCCGTGCTTGTAGTCTACTACTCGAAGAAGTTTTTTCTTAGGGTAGTAAATAACGGCGTCCGCCGTCCCGTACAGTCCGGCTAAAACTTCCGACAAATCAAAGCGGTGCTCGATAAGCGCCCAACCGCCCTCGTCCACGGCCTCTTCCTTCCACATATTAACTTCCTGAACATACGTTAAAACGGCGTCATACATTTCAGGGTCAACGTCATCGGGCAAGGGCTTGTCGTTCAAAAGATCGGCGGCCAACTCGTGGGCTTTTGTACCGAGGCGAGCGTATTCGCTTTCCGTGTTTGGTAAGTTTTCGCAAAGCTTTACGCTACCGGGGCAAGCCGCCCACCTGTGCATCGAAGATGCCCCTATTTTGGAGTGGGCGGCTTGTTCCGTTTTTACCGTGGTTGTGGCGGTAATCTTTTTCATGGTGTTTGTCCCGCTTTTAGCTTTCTGCTTTTTCTAGTAAATCCACACACGCCTTGTGTAGATCGCGGTATTTTGTTTCGTGGATTTCAAGTAGCTGGGGCTTCTTAGCTCCAAACCGCATGAGTAGTTGTTTTACCATGGCGGGGCCATACGATGGGTGTCCAAAGACCTTGGTGATGACCGCCTTTAAATCCGCAAATTCTATTTTAGCCGAAGACTCGTGAACGACTTGCTCGGGCTCATCTTTTTGAGCGGTAACGATGTTAAATGCCGACGGCGCTGGAGCTTCAACAACGGGCGATTGTACGGGCGTCTCAACTACTGGCGCAGAAACAACAGGTGCCTGAACTACTGGCGCCTCAACTACTGGCGCAGAAACAACAGTCGCCTCAACTACTGGCGCAGAAACAACAGGCGCCGACACTTTAGGCGGACGTCCGCGGCCGCGTTTAACTACAGGCCCAGACTCCGACGCTGGTGCTGACACGGCTGCTTCGTTTTCCACGGCTTTAGTAACTTGCTTTTTAAAATCAAATTCTAATTGCGTGGACGTATGCTCAACGTCCCGCGATAACAGTGCCGCAACGTCAAGCAATTCTTTTCTAAACTCGGCAGCCGAGGCTCCGATAATTTTAAACTCAATCACAATAAATCCTCCAATGTTAGTTCTTCGTCTTCATTTTCCAATGTTGAATCTGGAAACACGTTTCCATGATTTTCCATTTCAGTCAATGGAGCATCGTCAAAAATTTTCACGATGTCCAAACTTTTTCTAGCGAGAATAGCATTGACTTTCTCGTCTACGCCCTTCTCTAGCGAGAATATGCGGACAGTGACGGGCTTTGTTTGGCCAAGTCTGTGGCATCTCATCATCGCTTGCGCATTGTTTCCCGGCACCCAATCCATCTCCGCAAAAACCACGTGGTGGGCTTCGGTTAGATTGATCGCCGTGCCTGCGGTTTGAATGTTGGCAATCATCACGCGCACCATTGGGTCGGTTTTAAACTTCTTTAGGGCTAAGTTGTTGCTCGATGGCGAATTCCCGCCGTAAAGCGATACGGGGTTCCACTCTTTTAGCCCGTTTACAAGCGCCAAATTGACGTCGCGGTGAATACAAAATATCACAATTTTTTCATAAAAATTGTTTTGCAGTTCTTCACTGACAATCTCCGCCACGCTTTGCACTTTTCTAAGCCCGTTGTAGTACCTAAGTGTAGATAAGCTTTTTGACAAAGCGTTTACGATGTTTAAAGCTTCAAAATCTGTTTTTGCGTTTTTAATGGCCGTGTCGTAAGTAAGCATTTCGCTTTCGATTACGTTTTTAAACTCCTTCATACCCTCTTCTTTTTTCATCACGTATTGCATCATCCCTTTGTGCTGGTGAAGATCAATCGGATGCTCTTCTACGATCTGCTTATAAATCGTTAGTTTTGGAAGCTGAACGCCCACACCTTGTTTTGTTCTTTTCATCATAAATTTGTCCATGATCTCTCTTAACTCGGACGCTTTGTCGTGTTTTGCGCCAAGTATTTTTATTCCGCCCCAGTTGTTTTCTTCAGTGAGGCAAAAGTATTTTACAAAGTCCCAATACCAAAGCTTTGTTGCTCCAAACATATACGCCAAAAGCCACAGCTCTCCGGGGTTGTTTGGCATTGGGGTGCCTGTCATGGCCCACACGCGGGTTGAATTCGGGGCAAAACCGTTTTTTCCAAAAGTTTTTAGAGCGCGTTTTGATTCGTGGTTTTTTAGGTAGTGGGCTTCATCAAAGATCGCCAAATCAAATTTGCCAAAATCTTCGCAGTGAATGGCGGCATCGTAACTTGAAATGATGGATGCGTTTTTGTCCCAAACGGAAAGCCTTTTGTCGATAATTTGGTATTCGCGTTTTGTTTGAGAAAATTTATTGAACTCGTCAAGCCAGTTTAATCGAGCTATTCCCGGGCACAAAACAAGTATTCTTTTAGCGCCTATTTCGTCTGCCGCCCTTATACTTTGAGCGGTTTTTCCCAGCCCCATTTCATCGGCAAGTAAAGCGTGTTTTTTACCAACAAGAAATTTAACGCCGTCTTGTTGGTATGGTCTAAGTTGTAGCATACGTTTTCTTTTCGGTTTTGCTTCGGCGGCCGGAGAGGGAGTCGAACCCATACCTTTAAAACGTCTCTTGCAATTCGTTTTAACGTGCTGCCAGTTACACTACCGGCCCCGAAGTGATGGGAGTTAAACACCATGAGAAACCCCCATCAATACTTAAAACTTTGCCCCGTTCTACTCTACGGGGCCAGAGAGTTGGTATTGCATGTCGTGGGGTTCCGCTGCAATTACGGTTAGCCGTTGCACCCCGAGCGTCGGCACTTTGCCCACCAACCTATGGAAGCGTTCTAAACTGCACCTGTGCACGTCCTTGAGGGCTACAAGAATTACACATCGCCGCAACGTCGTATTCTGTGTTGGCGTTCCAGAAGAAAATCCTCCAGACGCCATTGCCTCGATTCACCGCATCGGCTCCAGCCTTAGCTGACCAGCTCGAAGACGTTGCAGCCTTCCCTTGAAACGTAGGAGTACCGACCACGCCCGTAAGCGTTAAGTCAATCCAGTTTCGTTTGGTAGCGTCTGCCACGGTCTTATTCTGCCCGACTACACTTGAAGCAATCCCAAAGGATGCTGGAGGCGGAGGAGGAGGCGGAGGAGGCTGCACGCCTTGAGTAAATGTTCTCGTTGCAAATCCTTGGTTTCCATCAGCGTCCAGTGCGTAAACATCAAGCTTAACGTTCCCAGTTCCAAGGTCTCCAAAGTTTAAAGTCAAATCAATTGTGTTCCCGCTCCTCGAAGCAAAAAGACGGTTATTGTAGTAGGCGATCATTGAAGTCACACCCACGTTGTCTGTCGCTGAAAACTGGAATCGGTAGCTTCCGCTTGTCCAATTAAAACCCTCGGGTGGCGTTTGAATGGTCACCACGGGCTTAACGGAGTCAATCGGAGCGTAGTCAATACGGAACGGGGTCACGGGTGTAAGCGTTGTCTTTCCGCTCGTGTCCGTAGCCTTTGCTTGCATCGTGTAGTTTCCTACAAGTGAAGCTGTGCCCAAATAGTCGCGCACTCCAAGTGTTACCCCAAACGGGTAGTCGGTATCGGTTAGGGTAAGATTAGCCAAATTACCAGATGGCCCCTTGAGAAAGAACTCAACCTTCTCAACCGAAACATCATCATCAGCGTGTGCGGTAAAGCTTACAAAACGCCTTGCACCCATGCCAACAAGCGTTTGATTAACTGTAGGACTCGTAAGTGCCACGCTGGGAGAAGTTGCGTCCGCTTGAGCACCTCCTAGGCATGAGGCTTGGGCAATGTAGTTTTTGATCTTGTTCTTAGGCTGCTCTCCAAAGCCTAAGCGAAGGTCCATGTTTCCTCCAAGGTGACAATACGACATGATCGTGCCCTTGAATCCAGCCGGAGGCGAAGCCCAAGGACGAGAACAAGTCGAACTTTCAGGAGCGGAGCATCCGTCAAGAACCTGATCGGCTAATCCGTTTGCAGTCCATTTACACGCATGAGTGTGCGGAGAAGACAGGTTGTGCCCGATCTCGTGCGTTACCACGTTCTGGGTCCAATCATAAGCCACCGACCCACTTTGAAATGTAGAGTAAATCGAGCTTACAGCGTAGGCGTTTGCATTACAGAGGCCGGATAGAAAGGCAATTCCACCCATGCCAGGCACAATCGTTGTGTAGTGCATGAGATGTGATCCGGGTTCCATTGTCCTGCCATTACGATATGCATAAAGAATGTTAGACGAGCTTGTCTCGGTCAAAGATGAGTACGGGTCTTGAGTGTCCCATACCTTGATGCCTGAGTTTTGAACCGTTATCCCATCGTTAGCAAAAAGAGCGGAAACAGAAGCCCAGACACTCTGCATATACTGAGTCACAGCCGCTTTGTTTGATCCCATGGTCACGAACTGGCGATAGCTTACATCGTTAAACACTCGAATGGGGCGAAGCGGGTTATTGGGCAGCCCTGCAGAAACCTCTTCTTTAATCCCGTCAAGTACAACATCCTTGGATTCTGGAGTCGCTAGGTCGGACGTATCTAAAACTGTTACTTGTATGCCTTCCGTGTCAATTGTGTACTTCTTGCCGTTTGTAGAAATGCTGCCCGTTAATTTTCCGTCGAAAATCGAAAGAGAAACTAAACTCTCATTATCACCTTTAACAATCCCTGCGTAATGCACGGAGTCCGTCTCGTAGGTAAATGGGTTTTGCTTCACGAGTAAAAGCTTCTCTTTAACGCCAGACAAAAGCACCGAGACAGAAATATTGTCCTTCTTTGCCTTGATAAGCCGCTTGATGGCCTTTGGTTTAATCTCAAACTCTGAGCCTTGGACCATGGCCGCGACTCCAGCCATTTTCTTTTGGGCCTTACGCTGCGTCCAAAATATGCTCTCTTCTTGTGCGTCCTTCACCTTACTTGCAAACTCGCCAGCCTGTGCCGTCGAGATAATTAACGCGATTAGTATCCAGTTCATTCTGCTGTCTCCTTAGTTTGTTGTTCAAGTCTGTCCTGTTCTATTTGCTTTAGCAACATTGCAACGTCACCATTTTTACTATCTTCCATTGCCTGTTTAAACTCTTCTGCTGTCATTGCCCTAGCTCCTTTAATGCCGCTCTTGCTCTTTTTCCGCCTATGTCAAAATTCTTCGAATCAGCTATTATGATTTCTTCAATGTCATCAAAATCTATAGTGTCGCAAAGTGAAGTTCCTATTCCTTCTTGCTCACACCAATTTTTCTCATCTGCGTAAAATGTTAATGCTTCCCTAGCCTTCTCCAGCTTCCCCTCTAAAGCCTCATACCGTTCGATGAGTTCGAGGGTGAAGGATGGGTTCATAGCGGCGATGTGAGTGGCATTTTTATCTGATAGAACAGGACCATGGTCATTGTATCCGATCAGAGTAATGTTTGGTTCTATAGAAACCTCGGATGAGGTAGTGTTTAATTTGTATTCATAAGAGCATACATCTCGGCCATGCAGGTGGTTCATAAAGCATTGTCCGGTCCATCCGCCTTTTAGCCACGGGCCGGGTGTAGCTTTTTCAGCCGCCACTTTCGCTGCCCGTAGCTTGTCGGTGAAGGTCATGAGTAAAGCCCTTTTAAATAACAGATTCTTTCTAAAAGGTTTTTCGTAGACTGTTCGGCTTCCTCTACCTTCTTAACGTCAATCTGTTTTTTTGAATCCTCAAGACTTTCAAGTATATGCTCGGCAGCAAGCTCTAGTTTGATAAGGTCGCCACGAATTGAGTCTACCATCTTCTCAGTTTTAAAATGCTTTCCACAAAGCTCGTGAAACGGTCCGTTATATTTTGCCATATTATTCATTTCCTATTTTAAACCATTTGGTCATCCACGCTTGATAAAACGATAGCAAAAAAGCTTTCTTTTCTCCGCTTGTGGATGACGTTCTTAATATTTGATTACCTTCTTTATCAAGAGCCAAAACAACCACACACTCTAGGTTGTCGGCCATATCAAGACACTCTTGAAGTGTAAGTTTGACTTGAGGATCGGCTTTAAAGTTTATAATATTCATACCTTATCCTTATTCAAAAACCGCACTATGTCTCTCGTATCAAGCCTAACTTCTATTTCTTGAGCCTGACCTTGTGGCGCATAAGTTTTGTGCATCACGCAAACTCCGACTCGGCTTTTAGGTATGTCCGATATTATCCCTCTAACTTTATATATAATCTCATCCCCAACCTTTGGCTCTCGTTTTCTTGGCTTGTAAGGTGCGACGAGATCAAGGTGTTTATGTGACTGATGTTTTCCCGTTAGATCACACATCAAAATATTTGAACTATCTACCAGTGTATAAT